CGACACGCCGGCTGCGATGAGGATGCGGCCGACCGTGAGCCCGTTGCCCGTGTGGACGCTCACGGCCGGGTCGCCAGCTGGACGTAGGGCGACAGCGCCGGGCCGCCGTTCTTCGGCGTGATGGAGCTCTTGAGCCACGGGCGGCCGTCGACCCGCTCCAGCACGCGGTAGGCGGTGACGTCGTTGGCGAACTTGTAGTGCGCCGACGAGGTGGCCGACATGGCCTGCCGGTCGCCCAACAGGTACATCCCGAAGTCCACGAAGCTGATGTCGCCCTGGTTGCCCAGGGTGGACGTCTTCTCCGTGAACAGCACCGGCCGCCCCAGGATCGTCATCGGCGGCCCCTCGACGCCGTTGTTGATCCAGATCGCCGAACCGCCGGTGCCGACCGAGAGCGACATCGTGGCCAGTTCGGGGAAGGTGTCGATGGAGGCCACCCACACCGCGCGCGACAGCGACGCCGGCAACATCCGGGCGTACATCCGGACGATGTTCTGCCAGATGATCGTCGCGGTGGCCTGGCCGGTCTCCGCGGAGGCGGCCACGATCGCCTTGTTGCCGGTGTTGAGCACGCCCAGCGGCTCGCCGACGCCGGAACCCAGCAGGAACGCATAGTCCTCGTAGAAGCTCAGCGCCTCGGGAAAGATCTCGTCCATGAGCGCCTGGAAGGAGCCGATGGAGTCCGCGATCAGCTCGTTGGGCACCTCGCAGTACGCCGTGAGCTTCTTCGCGTCCAGGGTGACGTTGGAGAAGCTGGCCGCCGTGGTGTTGAGCGACGCGCCTTCCTCGGTCCAGTACGCCTGGATGCCGCCGTAGACGCTGGTGGTGTTCGAGGTGGAATCGATCGCGGGGAACGGGACCCGCAGGGTCTCCATGGGGATGACCCGCGCGCGGGAGCGGACGATGGAGGTCTCCAGCGCCACCCGCAAGATCTCCGAACGCAGCGTCTCGGGGATGAGGAAACCACCCTCGGAGGGGACGTTGCTGGAGAAGGCGTTGCGCAGGCGGGACAGCTTCTCCTGCCGGTCGGCGGTGTTGGACTGCTGATGCCAGATGGTCGTCCAGAAGTCCAGCGCGTTGCCGAAGTCCCGGTCCAGCTTGGCGCCCATCGCCTTCGAGTTGTACAGCCGCGCGCGGGCGTCGGCCTTGCCCGACTTCGCGAAGCCGAACGCCGCCTTGGCCGCGTCGTCGCCGGTGAGGTCCAGCACGCTGGACGGCTTGAGCCCTTCCAGCTTGGCGTCCTTCAGCATGTCCTGGATGGCCACCTGGGCCAGCTCGTTGACCTGTCGGCGCATGTCCAGGTCAGCGTTGATCGACTTGCGGGCGTAGGCGGCCAGCACGTTCTTGAGCTTGCCCGCCTTGGCCAGCTGGTGAAGCTTGTCGACGTCGCCCAGCATCTCCTCCAGCCCCGCCGTGGTGTCGGGGATGGCGATGTTGGAAATGTCGTCGTCCTGCACGGTGGCCCGGTTGAACACCTTGCCGACCTGCGACGGGTCGATGCCCGCCGCGGCCAGCATGGCGAACTGGCCCTTGGCGCGCGCCACGTCCCGGGTGCGCTGCGTTGCCGTCCTGCTCATGTCACTCTCCCTGCACCGCGCGCCGGATGTCGGCGAGGTGGTCTCGTGTCAGCTCCGGCAAGCTGTCGCTCACCGGAGTCGTCTGCGGTTCGGCCACGTTGGTGGCCGCCCAGGCGACGGCCGCCCGAATGTCGTCGCCCAGACTGGTCAGCGTCGGCTCCTGTGGCGCCGACGCGAACTCGTCACGCAACTCGTCGGTGAGTCCGGCCAGGAAGCCGGTCAGGCTGGCGTCTTCGTTCGAGTCGTTCTGGCCGTCGTCGCTGGTCACGGCGTCGTTCAAGGCCTGCGCCACGGCGGCCGGTCGCCGTCGGTCGCGCGCCACCAGCGTGATGGCCGAGGAGTCCACGCTGACGCGCTCCTTCGGCGGCGCCACCTTGTCGGCCAGTCCGGCATCCACCGCCTCTTGCGCGTTGTACCACTTCTCCGCGCGCATGATCTCCCGCCACTCCTTCGGCGTGCCACCGGCGCGTTCGGCGTAGAACGTGGCGATGTTGTCGGAGGTACGATCGAGGATTTCGGCCATCTTGGCCATGTCCGCGGCGTTGCCGATCTGGACGGCGTGCGCGTCGTGGATCATCACTTCGGAACCCCGCCCCATGATGATCTCGTCGCCAGCCATCATGATCACCGATGCGATGGAGGCGGCCAGTCCGGTCACGGTCATCACGATGCGGCCCGGATGGTTGGCCAGTCCGTTGTAAATTCCGATGCCGTCGAAGACGTCGCCGCCGATGGAGTTCAGCGAGACGTTCAGCGTCTTGGCGTTCGCGACGTCGGGCGCAGCCAATGCACGGGCGAACACGCCGGAGTCTACGTCCCAACCGATTTCGCCGGTGATCATGACGTCCACGACGTCAGGCTCCGACGCGCGCGCCTGGATGGAGTACCACGGACGGCTGCCGGTCGTCGCCTTCGCGGTGGCCTTCAGTTGCTCACGGCGACGCGCCAGGAACTGCTGAACGGCGTTGTCCGCGCTGTCGCCCGACTTCTTGTTGTGGTCGGCGATGTGGGCCTGGAGATGGGCACGGACGCCCGCCTTGTCTCCGTCCGGAATGGACGAATTCTCCAGCCGCGACAATCCGTTGTGGCACGCGGGAATGTTGGCCGGGCCGCCCTTGGTCCGGTGGTGCGGGAATTTGTAGTCTTCCTTGACGTCCGAGCCTGCCTCATCTTCCCAGGCAAAGCAGTAGTGCAGCGTCGCGGCGTTGTTCGGCATGGCCGCTTCGGCGGCCGGACCGTCCCAGGCGGAATCCTCCGTGGCCGTGTGGTGCACGCCGATCGCGGCGGCGCGGATGAGGGTACTTCCCACCTCACTCACCTTCCTTCGGCCACACGCCGATGACGGTCCCTCGACAGTTGATCCCGCCCAGGCAGCCGACATAGCCGCCGTTGGGGTACAGCGCGTACAGCTTGGCCATGTCGCCGCCGGTGACGCCCAGCAGCGTCCCGTCCACCTCGCGGCACGGCACGCACAGGTGGTCGTCCATCAGCTCCGCGGAGTACAGCCGCACGCCTTCGGTGTAGATCAAAGTAGCCAGCCGGGCGCCCAGCTCTGCCGTGTGCAGCGCGTAGCCCAGCTGAGCCTTCGGCACGGCGTCGGTCAGGCCGTCGAGGTGCTTGCTGACGTCGGCCGCCGTGTCGGCGCCCGGTCGGCCACGCCGGTGCACGCGCTGCGCCTCATTGCCGGCCGACAGCGCCAGGGCCAGCGCCAGCAACTCCGCGGTCACCAGCGCCTGCTGCGCCATGACGGAGCTGTCGGGGACCTGCGGAGGCACGGTGACGCCCTGGGCCTTCGCTTCGTCCACGACGTGCTGAGCGGCCGTCGGGGCGTAGGCGGTCATGGCGTCGGCCAGCACGGCGGCGCCCTGCGTCGGATCCACGCCCAGCTCCGCGAAGGCGCGCACGTCGTCATCCTGGGCGGCCCGGGCGACCTGGGCGGCCAGCTGGGCGACCCAGGCCGTCTTCACGGCGCCCCAGCGCAGCAGTAGCGCCGCCAGCGCTGCGGCGAACGCCGCCTTGACCGGCGTGAGGTTCGGCTGCTGGGCGGGCGGCAGCGTCGTCGGGGCACTGGCCGTGACCAACGCCATCGACGTGCGCTCCCACTGCAGCTCGTAACCCGTCGAGGTGGTCATAGCGCGCCCCAGCTGGACAGTGCGTGGCCGTTGGTGACTGGCTTGCGGAAGCCGGCGGCCGGCACCGGCGCGCCCGGCTGCGGCTGGTCCTGGTCGACACCGGTCGGCGGCTGCCCGGGCGGCATGACCACCGGCGCGGCCGGCGCCTCCCACGTCATCTCCGGCAGACCCAGCCAGTTCAGCACGTCGTTGCCATCGAAGCCGGAAGAGATGGCGGCAGCCATCGCCGTGCCCAGTGCGGCGTTGACCTGGGCATCCAGCAGCTTGTCTGCAGGAACGGGGTTGACGTAGTCGAACTCCAGGCCCTGGGCAGTGTTGCCGAACATCGGCAGGAAGTTGTGGTTGAGCATGTCGCGCCACGCGTCCAGCCGCGGCACGACGAGGTTCTCCGCGAAGCTGGCCCGGTTGGCCTCCGCGATGGCCCGGTTGACGTCGTTGGACGCGCCCAGCATCGACTTCGGGAACGCCCAGCCCTCGGTGATCTCGTCGCGCTGGTCCTGTCGGTTCTCGACGAACTGGTTGTCCCGGTTGGACGGATCAACCGTCTTCCACGTCATGCCGTTCTCCAGCATGGCGATGCGGTGAGCCTTGTCGACGCCCTTGTGGGTGTCGGCCCACCGCTTCTGGAAGGTGGTCCACTGGCCATCATCCAGCTTGGTCGGAACCTCGATGATGCCGCCCGGCGTGGCGTCGTTCAGGTAGAAATTGCGCGCGTACATTTGGGCGAAGCGTGCGGCGTCCAAGGTGGGGAGCAGGGCCTGTACCGGCGATATGCCGCCGTAGGGATCCATCGGATCCGGCGTGACGATCTCCAGCACCTCGTCGACGTCCAGCGGCACCTGTTCGCCGTTGGGGCCGCGGTAGATCCAGCCCTGAAGATAGGTGGTCGAGTCGCCGGGAACGGGGAACACCCGGTCCGGCCGCATCGGCCACAGACCGATCGGGATGGAGCGCATGACCTTGCTGCGCTGGACGACGAAGTACGTCAGGCCGGTGAGCTCCTGGTGCTGCTCTCCGGCGCGCACCAGCCGATTGCGCGACCACCAGCCGTTCGGGTTGTTCAACAGGTTGATCGCGGCGTGGTTGCCGTTGATGATCTCTTCGCGACCTTCGTCGTCGCCGGTCGGGCTGGAGCGGTACAGCTTCCAGTCGGCCTTGGCGACCGCCATCGACAGGGTGTTGACGACCGCGAAGACGGTGCCGTTGCGCGCCATCTGTTCGAGCTGGGTCCGGCGGGCGAAGGTGGACACCAGGGCGGTGGAGAACGGACCGCCGACGGCGTAGCTGATGGGCGGCTTCTGGCTTGAGCTGACGGCGCCGGCAACGGCGGCGAAGAGGTTCCTCACGCTCCACCGCCCGGCGGCTGGAGCAGCCAGGCGAGGGTGAAGGCGGACAGGCCAGTCACAAGCCAGCCCAGCGGCGAGGCGACCTCGAAGGCGCTCACGTCAAAACACCCCAGGCCGGCGACCTGGAGTGCTGAGTGGGTGAGCGACTGGCGGCGCGTCTTGACGGAGGAGGCGACGGCGGCCAGTGACCTGGTCAGGCGGGAAACCGCACCGGTCACCAGTTGGCCGACCGGACGGGACCCGGGTGCTGAAGGGCTGATCGCCGTCACGAACGCGACGGTAGCACGGGTGATGCACAGATTGTGAGACCCCAGTCCCGGGCAGCCGCCACAGCGCAATGGGACTGGGGTCTCACATCACCAGCGCGGGCTTCCCCTCCGCGCGCCGGTGAGCCTAGCGGGTCAGTGCAACCAGAACCCCTCGCGGGCGATCGCGGCGCACTCCAGCCCTGCCTGCACCTGACGCTGCTCTTCGTGCAGCTCCGGCGCCATCCAGCCCATGCGGTTCTCGGCTTCCTGCCAAGCGAAGGCGTCCAGCAGTGCGTAGCCCATGTGATCGGTCATCGTCATCCCCTCGTCACGCCGCCAGCAGGCTGACGGCGACTTCGTGGTAGCAGCGCCGGCCACGGACGCCAGCCGGACAGGTGCACGCCATGGGCGCGGTGCGGTAGCGGTCGACGCCGTTGGACGCCACGACCAGCCACACGCGGCCCGGGCGCAGCGTCTCCACCGCGCCGTCGGCCAACAGCTCCAGCGCCTTGGCCACCTGCTCCGGCTTGGCCTCGACACTCGCCGCGGCCAGCCGCGTCTTGCGGTCGCAGACCGGACCGCGACCCAAAGCGACGGACTTCGCGCTGGTGAGCTGGCGCCCGCATCGAGTGCAGGTGCGGCGGGCGACTGTGGCGGTCATGGGAGAAGCATCTCACACCGTTAATAACCGTGTCAAGCATGGCCTGTTTCACCAGGTCAGTGGGCTACTCTTCGTTGCAATAGCACTCGCCGTCCAGGCCACCGCACCCGCTACAGCCGTCGTTCATCTCCAGCCACGTCGGCTCACCGCAGTAGCACTCGCCATCCGGACAGTCGCACATCGCCATTTCCCCCTTTCACCAGGTCAGGACACGAAGCTGGTACGTCGCCCCCTGGTCCAGGTACATCACGAAGTAGCGTTCGGCATCCATGCCGTGGTCGTCCACCTTCAGCGGTTCATCGGGCTCCGGCCGCGGCTGGCTGGTCACCAGCGGCGGACGCTTCCAGACGTAGCCGCCCCACTCCTCGGCCGTGCACGTCGGCTTCGCGGCGTCGACCAACGCCTGATCCCGCTCGGTGCGGGCGTCGCGGACGATGAACAGCCGCGCCCTGCCATCGCCAGCACGCGACAGCCGCGCCTTGACCGCCTGAATGCCGGTGTCCACGTCCTTGACGGCCGCCGTCGTCACCAGCCCCGTGTGCTCTTCGAAGGTGGCCCTGCCCTCTGCGTCGTGGTCGCAGATAACCGCCACGGGCATCGGCTCCCGCCAAGCACGCCGGCCACCCTGGAGCGCCTTCAGCGGATTGTCCTTGTCGCCGTCTTCCTGGCGGGCGCAGGTCTTGGTCACCTCGCGCAGGATGTTGCGCGCGTGCTCTTCGACCAGCCGCCCCGTGTGGTAGGTCTCGGCGTAGAGGTAGGCGCGGCCGTCCGGGTCGACGGCCCAGCGTTGACACACGAACGGGTTGCGATAGCCGAAGTCGATCGACCAGTATCGCGGCCATTCCTTGGGGATGCGGAACGGCTTGAGCAAGTGATGGGCGTCGTCCCACTCCTCGTAGATCTGACCTTCGGCGGCCACCCACTGGCCGAGTCGCAGACGCTTGTAGCGCGGGCCGGTGAGCTTGTCGAGCTTGCCTTCGATGTAGGCGTGCCCTGCCGGCGTCATGACGAACGAGCCGTCCGGCAACTGGTCGAAGTAGACGGGGTTGTCCTCATGCCGCGACTCCAGCATGACGATGTGGCCGTCCTGCGCCCGCTTTTTGATCCAATGAAATGGTGTCGACGGGTTGCAGTCGGCAATGACCTGGCTGTAGGTCAGGTTGCCGGCGCGAAGTCGAGTGATGATCGCTTCCCAGTCGGCAGGCTCCAACTCTGTGGCCTCCTGGGCGAAGACGATGTCGTACTCGGTCGACATGATCTTCGACGGCTTGTCCATCCCGCCCACGGCGATGAACGCGCCATTGGAGTACATCCAGCCGGGCGGCTTGTCCAGCGAACCACCGAAGAACTTGACGTGCCCGCACTCGATGGCCTCCGCGGCCACCTTCTCCCGGTAGGTCACCAGGCCGGACTCCGTCAGCGACTTCATGGTCTTGCGCACCATAAGGCCCTTGAACGCACCATTGCGTAGCGCGACAAGGTGGAGCTTTTCCAGGGCGGCGCGGCTCTTGCCGGTGCCGGCGGGGCCGGACAGGATCAACTCGTCGCCGCGGTAGTGCAGCAGCTCCAGGGCGGCGCCACGCGGCCGGTACGTGTGCACCAGCCGCGTGACTTCCGGTTCGACTGTGGCAGTCACTTCGACCACGGCCAATCGCCATGCCCGATACGGAAGAGAACCAACGCCAGCCCTATGGCGACCAGTGACGGCACAGGCACGATGAACCACTCCCACCACATCATGGCTTATCCCTATGTACGCAGTAGCCCAGCAGGAAGAATCCGACCACCAGGATAAGCACGTTCCACCACGCGATCACGACTTCACCAGCGCGATGACCTCCACGGCCAGAATGGCGAGGATGATCACCGTGTCCAGCCATGCGTGCCAGCGAGGCATCATGACCACCAGTACCCAACACTGTCGTAGATCCCGTGATGCTGGCCGTCATGGCCACGCTCCAACGCGCAATCCAGCCATACGACGTCGTTGTCCACCAGCTTTCGACCACTGCACGGAAGTCCACTTTCGCTGGCGACCATGCGAGCGAGGTTCAGCCAACCCACCACGGCGGGTCCGTACTTCGCCCGAAAGAGCGCGCCGACGTAGTACTCCGTGCCATCCTCGTCGGTGACATAGAGGTTGTTACCCTCCCGTCCGACATGCCACGTGCCGGTGACCAGCACGCGATCCGAACACTCGAAGTCGGCGCCGTCCTGCCGCTGCTCGGTCACAGCTCGATCGCCTCGCCGTCGGCCGCGCCGTCAGTCACCCGCGGGAAAAGCACGCCGCACGTCTCGCACTGGTGGTCACTGCCACCAGGGCCGTCGGCGTGTCCTGGTGCCTTCTCGCAGACGTGCGCGTGGCCACCGATGAGGTCGGCAAGTTCAACGGCGCACGTGGGCGCGGACTCATCCTTCGGGTCACGCTGGGCCTCGCGAATGTCCGCGGCGATGACATCCTCCAACCGCGGCACGTGCGGTCCCAGCATGTCAGCCGGCACAGACGGCGTCGTCGAGAAACCAGCCGCCTTAGCGGCCTGCCAGATTTCAGAGACCGTGAACGGCGAGTGACGATCGTCCGGCACCTGCATATCCTTGAAGTCCGGGTTGTGGATCGTCAGCGCAGTGGCGCCCGTTCCGATCACGCCGTACGGCACATGGGCGGCAGCAAGGTAGAGCTCCGCCAGGTCGCCCAGCTCCGCGGCCACCACACTGTCCGGCAGCGCACCGGCGCGGCCGATGCGCACGGCGGCCGACAGCACGGTCATCAACCGTTGCTTCCGCTGCTCTTCGTAGGTCGTCATGAGTTCCCCTCGTCAGTCCAGTTTGGACGGATCAACGCCGACCACCTCATAGGTGACATGCGTCTTGTTCGTCGCCTCGACCCTCACCGGCTTGTTCAGGCCGAGAAGCTTCGCGCGCTCAGCGTCATGCGCTCTGATCTCCTTGCGTGCCTGGACATTGACGGCGTCATCCAACAACGGCTCACCGATGAGAAGGAGCAGCGTCTCACGCGTCACCTCGCCGCCATTGCGCTCAATGAGCTCTTCAATCTCCTTGCGCTGACGCGGCGACACGCCCGTACGCACGACATGACCGTTGTCCACCAACGGATGATCGGCTTCGGCTATCTCGGTCAGCTGGACGATGGCGGCATCATGCCGTTGCACGATGGCTTCCACTTCCGCCTTCGCATCCATGACGATTTCGTTCTGGATGCGCTCCACTTCGGCGTGAATGTCCTGCCAGCAGTTACCGTAATTGCCGTTGTAGTACTTGTTCGCGACGGCAGACCACGGTAAACCTTTGAGCTTCATGGCGATGGCGGCAGCCTGACGATCCTTGCTTTCCTGCGTCCGACGTCGCCCCGGCATGGTTAATCAACTCCCGGTCTTAAGAGCAGATGCTTGCGGCTCCGGCGTTTCCATCGGCACGCCGGCCGCCTTGACCAGTGCGATGAATTCGCGCACGTTCATACGCAGCAGGCGATAGCCGTGCCCGCAGAAGTGATGCGGAGAAATGTCCGTCCACACCACATTGCCATCCGGCTGACTGCGGTCGTAGGCGGCGACGGCCAGCGACGTGACCAGCCGGATCGGCAGCCATGCGAACCACCCGTCCACTTCGGCACAGCCGATGCGCTTCTCGACGATGACGGCGAACGGCAATCCAGCCGCCAGTGCCTGATTGTTGGCCTCCTCCCAGATATCGGCCAGCTTCTTGCCAGGCACGAACTGGTCGGCCCCCCGCTGGTGCCCCTTGGCCTGCACCAGGAACGGCACACCGGCGAAGTCCCCCTCATCACTGGACTCCGTGTGCTTGTTGCGCCAGCCGGTGCGCACGAGCCGCTTGGACTCCGGCCAGTACTGGCGCAGGAAGCGGGCGGCGCGCTGCTCCGTCTCGCGGCCGGAGTACCGGTTGCTCGCTCCCTGGCTCTTCACCCGCGCCGTCACAGTCCCTCGATCGCGAACGGGTTGACCTCGTCGACGACGGCCGGCGCCGCGTCCAGCGCGTCGAACACGTCGGCGATGGCGTCCGCCTGCTGCGCCGGCACGTCGTCAGCCGGCGTGACCGCCTGCGCCTTGGCGCCCTTCGGCGCGGCACGACGACGTCGCTTGGGCGGCGTTGGCAGCGTCTCGGCCGGAACGACCGCCGACCCCGTTGGCACACCAGCACCGCCCACCTCCGGATACTCCGCGGCCCGCTGCGTCGCCTCCACCTCGTCGATGGTCATCTCGCCGTCCGGCTTGCCGGTCGTTTCCAGCATGACGAACTCCAGTACATCGCCTGCGTCGTCCACGCCGGCCATTGCCGTGAGCGCGGCGTCCAGGTCCGGCGGCGTCTCCGTGCGCCAGCCGCCGGCCGCCAACTCCGCCCGCTGCGCCCGCAGCATCGGCAGCGCCAGGTTGAACCGGGCGCCCGGCGTGAAGCCGAACGACGCCATGAACGCCTTCTCATCCGGCGTCGCCTCCACGTAGGTCACACCGTCGGCGAAGGCGTAGACGCCCGGACGTCCGATCATCCACCCACTCTGCGACGGCGCGTAGAAGCCCAGCTCCGCCAGGACGGAGAAGGCCAGCGAGGTGGACCACTCCGGCAGCGCAGCCAGCACACACGGAGGCGTGAAGTCGGTCGCCACGGTCAGCTTGGCCGACCCGTCGGTGGAGTCCGCCCGCAGGCTGGCCGTGTAGCTCGTGCCGGCGTCCGGCCGCCCGTCGTTGCGGCCCGCCGGGTTGAACACCACGTCAACCACGTGGTCGTCGATCGTCAGCTTCATCGGTTCAGTTCCCCTCGTCCCATGAGATCCACTTCTTCACGTCGGCAGCGCCACACCGCACCACCGTACGGTTGCGATTCGACCACGTCCAGCCCTGGTCAAACGACCATTTGGGAAACGTTACTAACTCGCCGTCAGGGTAGCTCATCGGCGGATGCCACAGCCACGTGCGCCCCTCGGTCGACTTGCGCCCCTCCGTGCGGTCGCTGTCCGCCTCGCGGGCGCTGGCCCTGCCCAGCGTCGGCCACGTGGTGCGCGTCCATAGCGCGACAGCGCGCCGCACGACGTCCGACCGCCTGAGACGGAAACGGAGGCTGAGAGCGTCTGTGAGCCCTCCGACGGCCCCCGTGGCGGTCAGGCTATTCCCGCGGCTGAAAAGTGCCTCCACGGACCAGCCAGACCGCAATGCGGCCCCGCGGAGCACCCGCCAGGGTCCCTCGCCGTACATCGGGTCGTCGTCGTCCAGCCAGACCGACACCAGCGGGTCGCCGTCGTAGAGCACCGGCACGGCCGCGTCGTTCGCCACCGCCAGCACGGTCACCGGTACAGCCCCGCCCACATCGTCCGGTACACGAACGGCGACCAGATCCGGCGTCGCGCCGGCAGCCGGGCGAGGTTGGTACCGAAGCCGCGCCGCTGAATGCGCGGGGCGGCTGGCAAGGCAGGCGTCTCCGCGATCCACCGGCTGACCAGATCGGAGAAGACCGTCGCCTCCGCCTCCGACTGCGACACGTCGATGATGCCCCGGGGCGTCACGGCGCGATGCTTCGCTACCGGGAGCTCTGGCTGGCGATTGCCCAACTTGACCGCCAGCCAGAGCGTGACCACGCCGCATCCGAGCAGTCCCATCAGCAGTCCGACCAGGTCCATGCCGCCATACTCCCTGCCGTTAATAACCCTGTCAAGCCTGCGTACGCCAGTCCCCCGGGCGGCTACTCATCCCGTCGATCGGCGGGTGGTCCAGCAGCAGCCGGGCTGCGGCGAGGTGCACGTTGGCCAGGGCGATGCCCAGCGCTGCCTTCGTGGGGTCTTCCTGTTCATTGGCCCGCTCGGTCTGGTCCATCGCCTGCTGCCAGTGGTCGCCGGCCGTCCAGCCGTCGAACGGTCTCTCGTCACTACTTAGTTCAGTCATTCAACTATCTCCTCATCTGACGTTCACCATCCGGCCATCCGGTCCGTCCGGCCTATATAAAGGGCCGGATGACCGGATGATATTGCTCTTCATCCGGACGGTCATCCGGCCGGATGGCTCTCTGACCTGCACTTACTCCATGATCATCCGGTTGTCATCCGTCATCCGACCCCCCGGACGGACGATCTTGAAAATCGACCCGTGCGGATGACACGCTTCTCACGGAGGGTTAGCGATATCCCACTGTCCGTAAGCGGTTTTCCAGCCCGTATCGATGGGTTCGTTGCCCGTCGGTCCGGCGTACTGACCCGCCTCCTTCGCGGCCCGCAATGACCGGCGAATTGTCTCCAAAGCGGCGGTTGTCCGGATCTCCTGTGCCCGCAACCACCGGAAGGCACGCTCCTGCTCTTCCTGCGCGGACAGCGGCTCTGCGCGCACCACCTCGCCCGGCGTCGACAGGCGACACCAGGCGTTGCCGAACTCGGACTGCGGCGGGATGACGTGGAAGCTCCCGAGGTAGGTCCACAGCGCGTTGGAGACGTTGGCGGCCGTGCCGTGCTCTTCCACGCCACCTGGCCTGTCCTTGACCACGTACAGGCCGACCCAGCCCTCCGTGCCGCGCTGGATGGGATGCGGGCTGGCGTTCACCCGGAACGCGGCACCGTCGACCAGGTCCAGCCAGCCGGTCGCGCCGTAGCCGTGCCGTTCCTCCTGCCGGTCGCGCGCCTTGACCGGATGGCCCAGGCTCAGCACGGCGGCGCCCTGCTCCGTGAACGGCCAGACCAGGGCCTTCAGGTACTTCGTGACCGCTTCGGCATCGTTGATGTTCCAGCCGTACCGGCCGCACGCCGCGGCGATACCGTCCAGCACGACCAGGCTGGGCACGCCCCAAGCGGCCGGTTCCTGCAGTGCGCCGGCGCTGAGCTTGTCCAGGTCCAGCCAGTGGAACCGCTCGCGAATCTCGGCCGGCGTCACGCCCAGCGCCCGCAGTCGCAGCACCGTCGCACGCGGATTCGCTTCCTCGAAGTGGGCATACCGGACGTGGTTGCCGCGCCGGATCTCCTCGACGCAGTGCCACAACGCGATCCAGCTCTTGCCCAGCCCTGTCTCGCCCATCAGCGTCGACCACTTGCCGGCGTACAGCAGCCGCACGCCGTCGTCGCGCTCCATGCCGACCGTCGGCCGTTCAGGTTCGTAGTCGTCGTCCAGGTAGGCCGTCAGGTCGACATCGAGATCATCCGGACCATCCGGTCCGCCCACCAGCCCGGATGGCGCCCCGGATGGTTCGAACGGGTTGGAGTTCGCGTCCAGGATCCGCGCCCGGTCGCCCGCCTTGACCGCGTTGCCCCAGGAGTCGTCGAAGCCCCGCCGGGCGTGCGCCCAGTCCTTGACCGGCACGGCCGAGGTGGCAAGTGCCTCGCGGCACCGTTCCCAGAGCCACTCCTTGACGCCCAGCGCCTCGAACTTGCCCAGCGACCGGGCCGCGGCAATCAGCGCCGTGTACTTGCCATCCGGTGAGCAGGCGGCCAGCCGGGCGATCACGTGCCGGCAGTAGGTCAGTGCCTGGTCGGGCGTGAACACGCCGCTGTGCTCCGTCGGTGCGGCGAACGGGTCGTCCGGCGCGGACGGCGCCGCCGAGGTCCTGGCCCCACCCACGGCGGCCACCACGGCGTCTGGCACCGGCGAG